TCGATATATGACAGCAATGACTCAAAAGATATTAGATAATAATGGGACATTAGACAAATATATTGGTGATGCACAGATGGCATTTTGGAATGCTCCATTAGATGATAAGGATCATGCGATTAATGCTGTTAAAACAGGTTTACAAATGTTAGGAGATTTAGATGAATTCAATCAAGAAATTTCTAAAGAAGGTATCCCAGCATTCGGAATGGGACTCGGTATTAATACTGGCAGTGTCATCGTTGGGAATATGGGTAGTACTCAAAGGTTCGACTATACATGCCTGGGTGACGCAGTTAATCTAGCATCAAGACTTGAAGGACAATCTAAGACATACGGCGTTAGAATTATCCTTGGAGAAGGCACTGCAAAACTTGTAAAAGATAAATATACAGTAATAGAGTTAGATACCATTGCAGTTAAAGGTAAAACTGTAGGGGTTAAGGTATATACAATTGCTAACATTGCAGACATAACTGCTCATAAGAAATATTTAAGAGCGTATTATGCAGGTCAATGGGATACAGCGATTGTTATGATTCAACACTTAGTGAAAGCAAATTCTGAATTGAAACAATATTATACAAATATGCTAGAACGGTTGAATGGAGGTTGTCCTAAAGATTGGGACGGTACATATAAAGCAACAAGCAAATAACGGGAGATTATTATGGCTGAAGATGTAAAGGGGTTTCACCCAGCAGATACAAATGGTGATGGAGTAGTTTCACCTGAAGAACAAAAAATGTATCTGGAATTTAGACGAAAAGAATTAGAAGACCAAGATGCAATGAGAGATGCACAAAGAAACATGGCATGGTTTGCATTATTTGGTATGCTACTCTATCCATTTGCTGTTGTACTTGCAGTATTATTAGGTTTAGATAGTGCAGCTAAAATTCTAGGCGATATGGCTGCAACATATTTTGTTTCTGTTGCTGCGATTGTAGCTGCATTCTTTGGTGGACAAGCATTCACTGCTAAGAAAGCTGCTGACAAGTAATATAAATAAACTTTTCAATTGAAAGGTTATTACTATGGCAAAGAAAACAAACTCAGCAATTAAAGTAGCTCACGAACCAGTCTTAAAAAGGACAAGTCAAGGTGGGCGTAAACCAAAGATGCAGACTATGAATAAAAATAAGAAAGCATCTTTTAAAAAATATCGAGGACAGGGTAGGTAGTCTACCCTGTTTCACCAACAATGTTAATGAAAACGCTAAAATCGGCAGTTTGGTATGTTTTATTAATTATTAGTTTCTGGAAATTGATTGAATTCATAGCTGAATTCATCGCAAATATTATTGTACATTAATTCATAATTTTGATATAATACTATTATATGTTAGTAATAGTGTTACAAATTTGTTACAATTTAATTACATAAAACTGTTTACATTAATTAGAAAACAGTATATAATGTATATAAATGGTAAACAAAGGAGATGGATTATGAGTTTTAGTGCAAAAGAATCACTTAAATTTTATAAAAAATATAGTTACGACGAGCTTGTAACTACACTATCAGATTATCATAAAGACATATATGGTTTCCGTTTACGTATGAACGGTGAACCATTAAAAGAGATATTGAGACAATTATTATTCTTAGATAAGCACATGGCTGATCCACGTAATCGTGAAGAATTACAAGAAAGCGGTTGGATCTTTGATGAACCTATCAAAGAAGAAATAGTAGCATCCATGGATCCGCACCCTTGGGGTCCTGGCTTTGGTGAAGAATAAGTTCTGCGCCACTTAATACATACATGCGGACATATTCCGGAACTGTTTCCGCGGGTCAGACTCGACGGAGTTGTGCAGAACTTTTTTATTATTAACTTTGAGGTATATTATGGAGAATTATGATTTTACAACAGACAATTTTAAGAACTTACTTAGGGCTAAATTACAAGAAAATGAAGTCAGCGTTACTTTCACCAAAAGGGACGGAACTGAAAGAGCAATGCTCTGCACACTCTCAACTTCCAGAATTCCCGGAGAACATGTACCTCAAGGAACAGGAGATACCAGCTCTACTGAAACCGTTTCCAAAGAAGCGCTGCGTGTCTTTGACCTAGAAAAAACTGCCTGGAGATCTTTCAGGTGGGACTCAATTAAGAAAGTAAATTTATGATTATTAAACCATTGAAGAAAAATGTATTATTAGCAGAGCTTGCTATTAATAAAGTTACTGAATCAGGCATTATTATTGAAAGCAACCAGGGTGTAGGAGAATCTAAAAAGGCAAAAGTTTTAGCAGTAGGGCCAGATTGTACCGAAGTTGTTGTTGATGATATTGTATTATTAGATTGGAGTAAAGGTAAAGTTGTTACTCTAAAAGAAGGACAGCGTATTATGATTAGTGAAAATGATATTGCTGCTATATTATAATGTTTATTACAGGAAATACTATGCAATTATTAAGTGAAGATAAAAAGAAAATCAAAGAAGCCTTACAAGAGGCGTCAAACTCATTATTACGTATCGATGCAGAACGTGATATGATCAAACATATAGTTGATGATTTAAATGACAACTATAAAATTCCAAGAAAAACCATTAATAAAATGATTAAAGTTCATCATAAGCAGAACTTCCAAGAAGAGGTTGCTGAGCATGAAGAATTTGAGGTGATGTATCAAAATATTACTAAAGCCGAATAAATTATTGTACATTAAATCGAGTTTAGTGTATAATATCTATATTATATTAATTATGGGAGCAATTAATGGCGTTATCTAAATCAAAAGCACATGCTATGGCTAATCGGCTTAAAGGTGCTGATAAAACTATAGTCACTAAAGAAAACTATCAATCAACGTTGATGGCCGCACTTGGCCAATACAATCAACTAGAAGATAGAGTTCTTTCTAAAGCAGTTATTAACTATGTTAGAAAGACAGATAAAACAAAAGCTAGTATATTATCAAAAGCAGCTAATTGGGAACTTGGTAGTGCAGGTAAACTCATTATGATATTAGATGCTGGTGGTTATCTATCTGATGATCATATGAAAGTATTACAACAAACAATTAACATAACATACGAAAAGTATTTAAAAGTTATGAAGGAAGAGGCTAAAGATGATGTAGAAGAGTCTAAGCCGAAAGCTCCCGTTATATCGATTGACCAAAGAATCATCGATGCGGCTCGGACTCAAAGTGAGGATATTGATTATGCCATTGATGCGTTTATCAATACCAAAGCTTCTTCCTTCTCCACTAAAGCATTCTTACTTAAAAATGGTACCAGTGGTGCTGTTGCTAAGAAGATTGCAGACTACTATGAATATCCTTTAAAAGAAGCACAGGAAGCTCTAGCAGGTGAATGTGAACAGCTTGTTGAAGGTTATTCTTTCTTTACTAAAGCAGAACTTAAAAAGTTTATTGCTTTCTTACAGTCTATTGTAGATGAATGTCGACAACATGCAGTTGTTGTCAAGAAACCTAGAACAATAAGAGCTAAACCACCAGGTGTTATTGTCAAACGTATGAAATATATGGTTAAGTTTGACGAACTTAATATGAGATCAGTTGATCCTGCAGGAATTGTAGGTGCTGATATGGTCTATGTTTACAATACTAAGAATAGAAAACTATTTAAATATGAGGCTGAAGATAACTCAGGGCTTACAGTAAAAGGTACAACAATTATAAACTATAGTGTTGCTAAATCAGAAGCTAAGACAATACGTAAACCTGAAGTCTTCTTTAAAGATTTAAAAATGGCTAAACGTGAAGTGAATAAACAATTTAATGACTTGAAAACTAAAGGATCTGCAGTAAATGGTCGAGTTAATCAAGACTGCTTAATATTAGGAGCATTCTAATGATTATACTTGACTATAGTCAAATTGCTTTATCAAATATATTACCATTTCAGAATGATCTGAAACATAATACACCTGAACAAACGGTTGATTTGATCCGTCATGCGACAATCTCTACCATTAAATCATATAAAAAGAAATACGCTCCCGAATATGGTGATGTAGTGATTGCGTGTGACGGTAAATCATACTGGCGTAGAGATGCTTTTCCTAATTATAAAGCAATGCGTAAAGTTAATCGAGAAAAGTCTGACTTAGATTGGAAATTAATCTTTGATACTCTATCACAAATAAGAGAAGATATTAAAGAACATTTTCCATATAAGGTTGTACATGTAGATAAAGCAGAAGCTGATGATGTGATTGCAGCTTTAGTTAAATATAGTCAAGAGAACGAATTGCTTACTGAAGGTTTATTTGAAGAACCACAAAAGGTATTAATTGTTTCTTCTGATAAAGACTTTATACAGTTACAAAAGAATAGAAATGTAAGACAATGGTCTCCAATGCAAAAGAAATTTATTGAGTCCAGTCAAAAAGATATTGATGAATATATTGTTACTCATATTGTAAAAGGTGATAGTGGTGATGGTATACCAAACATCCTTAGTAAAGATGATGTATTCATTAATCAAGAAAGACAGAAGCCAATGATGAAGAAAAGATTGGCTGAGTTTTATGAACAAGGTATAGATGCTTGTCGTACTGATGAGGAAAAAAGAAACTATCAACGTAATATTATGTTAGTGAACTTTGATTATATACCTAAAGAAATACATAATTCTATCATTGAGGAATACACTAACTGTAAACCTAAAGGTGATAAGATGAAAATTATGGATTATTTAATTAAAAATAGATGTCGACTATTACTTGATGACATCGAGGAGTTTTAAATGAAGTATTTAACAGAAGTACTAGAAGAAATTAATGCAGATCCTAAAGCAATTAACAATTATGTTAATGATCAAGCAGTTAGAATTATGCTTGAATATGCTTTTATACCTGAGAAAAAGTTAAACTTACCTGAAGGAGATCCTCCGTATAGAGAAGATGCTGCTCCATTAGGTATGTCACCAGTTAACTTAAGAATGGAAATGAAAAAGCTTTATATTTTCCAAAGAACAGATGTTAAGCCATTGCGTCTTGAGCAGTTATTTATTGAGCTATTAGAGAATGTGCATCCATCAGAAGCTAAAATACTTCTTGCCATTAAAGATCAAAAGCTTAATAAGTTATATAAAAAGGTTACTCGTAAAGTTGTAGAAGGTGCTGGAATAGTTCCTGTTCTTGAAAAAGCTAAATAATTTTACATTAAATAACTTTTTTGATATAATTAGATTATGAATATTTTTTACTTACATGAAGATCCACAAATATGTGCACAGTATCATGTAGATAAACATTGTGTTAAGATGATTGTCGAAACATGTCAACTATTATCTTCAGCGCATAGATATCTAGATGGTCATGAAATTATTGGGCATACACGAACTGGTAGGAAAGCTAAACGCTGGGTCCTACCAGATTATCGTGAAACTCAGCTCTATCATGCTACACATATTAATCATCCATCAACAGTATGGACAAGACAATCAAAAGCAAATTACTTATGGTTACATTCATTATTAATGGAATTGCTTAAGGAATATACTTATCGTTATGAAAAAGAACATAAGTGTACAGTACTAGCTGAAGCTCTTAAGACTCCACCCACTAATATTGCTGATGTGCCATTTACAGAACCAACTCCTGCAATGCCAGATGAGTATAAAATACCTGGCAATTCATTACAATCTTATCATAATTACTATAATGGTGAGAAACAAAGAATGTTTAATTGGAAGAAAAGGCAAGCTCCAGAGTTTATAAATAACAATAATATATTAACAAAGGATAATTATGCCTCTGTATGATTTTAAAGATACAAACACAGGTGAAGTATTCGAGAAGTTTATGAGTATTGCATCTAAAGAAGAATACTTAAAAGAAAATCCACATATAGAATCTGTACTCGGTTCTAATCCATTAATTGATCCCGTAAAACTAGGCATTCGTAAAACTGACCAAGGTTTTAAGGAAGTCATGCAAAAGATTCACTCTAGATCTCCAGGATCTGAACTCAATAAAACATTCAATACGTAAGGAGCTATATGGCTAGACGTAAGGCAGCGTCTCACCCGGAAGGTGTTACGCAACCACAAAAAAGTAATTCGTTAACAATTAAACCCGATATGCTAGTGAAGATTGATCCACTAACAGACAATCAAAAAAAATTCTTTGATGCATATAAATTAGGAAGTTATTTTATAGCATTACATGGGGTTGCAGGTACAGGTAAAACATTTTGTGCTTTTTATAAAGCAATAGAAGAAGTATTAGATAAAGGTAACTTCTTTAAAAAGATTATTATTGTAAGATCTGCTGTACAATCTAGGGATATGGGACATTTACCTGGAGATGTTGCTGATAAGATGGAAATCTATCAACAACCATATAAACAGATCTGTGAAACATTATTTGGTCGGTCAGATGCTTACCAAAGATTAGAAGAACAAGGATACGTTAGGTTTATATCTACATCATTTATTCGTGGTATGTCATTTGATGACGCTATCATTATTGTAGATGAAATGCAGAATATGAACTTTGAAGAGATAGACACTGTCATGACACGAGTCGGTTATAGATCGAAAATCATGTGGTGCGGTGACTATAGGCAAACAGATTTAAGGAGGGCGAATGATAAATCTGGCTTGCTTAAATTTTTCGATATTGCTCAACATATGCAGTCATTTGAGCGTATTGAATTTACAGTAGACGATATTGTAAGATCTAGTTTAGTTAAAGATTATATTACAGCTAAACTAAGATATGAAGATATTGTTGAAGACAAATAAGGAGAAACTTATGGAAGGTTTATTAACAATGGTCATGGACTGGGTTAAAGCCCGTTGGGCCGAAAGAACATCATGGGATGGTGCAGCACTAATTGGTGTTGGTGTATTA